AAAGGTATATTCACATTAGATTTTGATTCATTAAAAGAAGGTGTTAAAGACCTTGCTGGTAATTTTGGTAAATCTTGGGATGCGGCTAAAGACACTTATGGTAAGTTTGAGGCAGGAACCAAAGAACAAACCAAGATTGAAAAAGAAGAATCTGAAAAAAGAAAAAAGAATGCCGCAGATGCCGCAGCAAAAAGAAAAGAACAGGCAGATAAGGAATTAGCACAAAGAAAGGCTGACCTTGATGCGAAGATTAAATTAGAAACAGATTCAGAAAACACTTCAAGGGATAACCTTAAACTTCTATTAGACCAGAGAATGGCTTTAGAACTACAACAAGTAGGTTTAACTGAAGCACAAAAAGAAGTTATCCGTCAGGATTACGCAAAGAAATTAGAAGAAGCATTAAAGGTTGATGAAGCCAAAAGAATGCAAGCAAGAGCATCAGAACTTGATGCCCTTATTCAATTAGAAACAGACAAACAAAACACATCAAGAGAACAATTAAAACTGTTGCTTGATGAGAGAATGAATATTGAACTTCAGAACAAAGAATTAACTGAAGCTCAAAAAGAAGTCATTAGAGCAAAATACGCAAAACAATTAGAAGATGCGGTATTGGCTGATGAACAAAAAATAGAACAAAAAAGAACTGAAACTTTTGATAAAGAACTTATCGCAACTGACGATAAGTATGGTGAGTTAAGAAGATTTAGTGAAGATTATTATAATGACTTAAGAGCTCTATACGACAAGAATGATGCAGACCTTAAATCAGCATTGGATAGGGGTGCAATCAGTCAGGATGAGTATACAAAGAAATTAGCAGCATCAGGTAAAGCAAGACGAGAAATTGATAAGTTAGAAAAGATGTCTGCAATTGAAAAAACCAAATTGGTTGCAGATGCATTAGGTCAGTTATCAACTATTGTAGGACAGGATACAGTTGCGGGTAAAGCATTCGCAGTTGCAAAGGCAACCATTGATACCTACCAATCAGCAGTAGCGGCATATAAGTCATTAGCGGGTATTCCTGTAATAGGTCCAGCATTGGGTGGTATTGCGGCAGCAGCGGCAGTTGCAACAGGTATCGCAACCGTTAAGAAGATTGTTGCAGTTCAAGTTCCAAACGCACCAGGTGGTGGAGGAGCCCCAACCGCAGCAGCTGGTCCATCAGGAGCGGCAGGTCCAATCCTTGTTAATTCAACACCAGTAAGAAAAGCACAAGGTGGTTTAATTCGTGGAGGTGGTGGTGGATTCTCTGACTCAATACCAGCATTATTATCCAATGGTGAGTTTGTTATCAATTCAAGGTCAACCAGATTATTTCAACCATTATTAAATTCAATTAACGATGTTGGTAATTTACCTCAATTTGCTGTTGGTGGACAGGTTAATAAAAAGAACTTACCACAACAGGATAACACAGAAAGAATTGTCCAAGTAATTGGAGAAACATTTGCTCAAGCACCGATTAGAACTTATGTAAGTTCAACAGAAATATCTAACACCCAACAGTTTGACCGAGTTATTAAATCTCGTTCTTTAATCTAATTTGGTATAAATTAAATTAACCCATATTTACTAATAATGAATCTAACTAAAATTGTTGAATTATTCATTGATGACGATTACGAAGATGCTGGTATTGAAGCCATATCTTTAGTATCAAAACCTGCTCACGAGGAAGAATGGATGGCGTTTAACACACAGACAATCTCAAGTGAAAAGGAGTTTTCACCATATAGAATTGTGGAGGATGACTTCTGCACTCACAATACAAAATTAGATACATTAGGTGAGCCATATTCACAGTTAATCAACGAGGGTTGGGAAATTGTTAAGATGGAAAAGATAACCCCACAGATGGTTCATAAAATGAATCAAAATCATTTTTCATTTCCAAATGACCCATCTGAATTAGACACCGAAGATACAAGAGTAAGATTCAAGTACATAGGTCCAAGAGATAATAAAAACAGACAATTCTGTTCTGATATGTTATCAAAGAATAGAGTATATCGTAATGAAGACATTGATGATTTAACCAATGAGGTTGCTAATCCCCAATTCGGTAGATATGATATATTCTTATGGAGGGGTTCTTATAACTGCCGTCATGTATGGGTTAAACTCATATACAAAAAAGAAGGTAAGATTATCAACAACGCTAACTCAACCAGAGGTCTTGAAGATACAGATAGTTTGGGTGGAACAGTTCAACCTGATACAAGAAACGATGCTACGGTAGCAAACCCTGGTAAGAATACTTGGAGACCAGGAACCCCAAGAAATGGTAATTTGTTTGCCGAATCAAAAGGATTGGAAGATGCATGTTGGGAAGGATATGAACCAATTGGACTAAAAGACGATGGTTCCCCTAATTGTGTTCCAATTAAAATGACTGAAAATGATTTTGCGGAATCAATCAATGACTATCCTGAAGGTGTAAAGAACGCAGCATCTAAAGCTGTTGCTTATGCTGAAAAGAATGGATGGGGAAGTTGTGGAACTGCTGTTGGTAAGACAAGAGCATCACAACTGGCAAAGGGTGAACCCATTTCAGTTGATACATTAAAAAGAATGTATAGTTATCTATCAAGACATAAGGCTGACTTAACTACTTCAAAATCTTATGATGATGGATGTGGTAAGTTGATGTATGATTCTTGGGGTGGAGAAGCAGGTTTAACCTATTCAGAACGCAAGATAAAGTCATTAGAAAACCAGAAGATGGTATTTGCTTTTGATGATGAAAAGAGAATCGTAGTTGGAGCAGCAATGGTTCCAAATAAAATGATTTCAAGATACGATGGTCAAGGTAATCTTTACTATGTATTCTTTTCAAAGAAATCAATTAAACAGATGGCTGATAAGTTCTTAAAAGAAAGAAGAACTGATGAAACATCTGTTGAACACGATGGGGTTAAATTGGGTTCAGATAAAGTATTCGTAACAGAATCGTGGGTATCTGAAGACCCAACATTAGACAAGTCACACTTCTATGGATTTGAATTACCTGCTGGAACTTGGTTCGTGGCAATGAAGATAAGAGATGATAAGGTGTGGAAGATGATAAAAGAAAAATCCTTAACAGGTTTTTCAGTGGAAGGATTATTCGCTGAAAAAAGCGTTTTCTCAAAAGAAGACAAACAAATAAACCAAATAAGAAAACTTATTACTAAAATTAAAGATTATGACCAGTAAAGAAGCAATCAAAAAAATAATGTCTGTTCTTAATTTAACAAACGAATCATTCTTTGAAGCGAAAACCGAACAAGGTGTTTCGTTAAAAATGGAAGGTGATTCTATGGAAATTGGAAAGATGTTATATGTAGCGACTGATGAGGGGATGATTCCCGCACCATCAGGAGTTCACAAACTTGAAGATGGTTCAGAAGTAGAAGTTGATGAAGAAGGCAAAGTTTCTAAAATTAAAATGGGCGACATGGAAGAAAAAACCAATGATGCCAAAATTGAAGAAAAGAAAAAAGAAGCTGAAATCAAAGACCAATCTATGGCTGAATCTCAAGAACCAGAAATTGAAATGGAAGAAGGTGATATCAAACTTGCTGACGGTAGCGTATTAAGAATTGGTGGAGATAATCCAGAATTCGGCGTTAATGTTAAAAAAGTAACTTATGATGGAGCATTAACCGCAATCGCTGATGGTTCTTACGAAACTGCAGACGGAAGAGTTATGCAAATCGTGGGTGGAGAAATTCAAGGTATCCAATCAAAAGAAGCTGAAATGGCAAGAGGTGGCATGTTCACTGAAGCAAAATCAGGTGATTTAACATTAGAATCCCCAACATTTGATGTGGGTGAAACTCTTGATGTCGTTGGAGCAGACGGCGAGAAATCAAAAGCACCAGATGGAGAACATGAAGTTATCCTAAAAGATGAATCAGGAAATGAAAACAAGATTAGAGTAGTTGTTAAAGACGGTATGATTACCGAAAGAGAGAATGTTGAAGAAGAAACAGAAGACGAAATGTCTGCGTTTGTTGAAGCATTTGCAACAGCTATGAAAAGAATGGAAACAAAACTTGACGAATTAACAAACAAAACAATGGTTTTGGAGAAGTCATTTAAAAAATTCTCTAATGAACCATCAGGTTCACCGATTAAAAAACAAATAAACCCAGAATCTTTTACAATTTCAACCAATAATAAATTGGAAGGATATAAAAGATTAAGAGAAACTTTTTCTCAAAACAATTAAAATAAAACTAAAATAAAATGAAAAAAAATCTTTCAAAATTGAATTTTTCATACGACTTGGGTGGTTTAACTTCTTATGTTGATGCGTTAAATAGCGATATCATCAGCGAAGCGGTTTTAACTCCAGCGACTATGGAGTATTGCAACGTTATTCCTGGTATTAAAGGAACACAAAACGTTAACTTGTTATCTGAAACATTGGCTGTACAAACTGGTACAACTTGTGGATGGAGCAACGAAGGAGCTGTAACCTTCACAACTGCAGCAGTTACTGTTGCGGCATTAAAAGTGAATCAATCACTTTGT